CCGTAAAGCAAACGACCGTCCACGCAATCGCACATGCACCTGATCGGTAAACTGCTCGATTGGGCTGGTTGATGTTTGCGTAACACCGCCAGTTTCAGGATCACCATAATTTGTGCCGGGGAAATTACGCGCTTTCAATATAAAGTTAGCTGCAGGGCTATCGCTACCAGAGCCTGTAGAGGTTCTGAACGTCAAGTCAGGCAAGATGCGTCGTATGAACAAGAACCCGTCGCCATCTTGTATATCCATCTGACTTGATTCAATGTGCGCGGACAAAGCTGTGTTAGTGCTTCCATCGTCAAAACCAAACTCATGGTTGTATAGATAATTATCAGAGTGTGCTGCAATCGGAAAGTCGTTGATACCGCGATCTAGCCAAGCTGTGCGTGTCAGACTGCCGATATACCAAATCTGTTGTTCATAGTTATAGATAGCGTATTTGTCGTTTTCGGTAGAACTTGCTGATGGATAGAACCACCATATCTCGCCAAAACTAGAGTTAACTCCTGCGATTACTTTTTCTGCTTGGTCAGTGTTGAAGTCGCTAAATACATGGTCTTTTACAGAGCACGGCAACTTTTTGACCGATCCGTTGTACACATAAAACTCTTGCACACCCATCCAAAATACTGTGTCGTCTACAGCGACTGCGGCTTGTGGACTACGGATAGTGATATTTTCAGAAATCATCTGCACACCAAAGGTGAACGGAGGGCCAAGGAATTGCATACTATGGACAGATACGTCGGTAATCACCAGTATCTGCTGTCTGGTTTCTACGGCTGTTATGATCTCTGACCCAGAGCCTATGCGTAAATCACCGGCAGTATTGGTTGCTGATGGAATCCAAGTTGTTGGGTCTTCCTGACTGCTGAAACGTATTAACAGGGGGTCTTGTGTACCAATCGCGCCAACAGCGTCACAACCAAAACAGATGACGTGTCGGTCTACATCAGAAACAATAACCTGTTTAGCTATAGTTGGTGTACCAGCATCTGCGTTTGTTCTGTCCGACAATTTGACAGATCGGGTGCTGGTTCCTGCGCTAGTGTCCCAGTAAAAAATGTCACCATCACGAACATTAATAATCAGGTCTTCACCAAAGTTGTCGTGTGTCCAGATACGAAGGATTGAAGAAGTGACGGTAATATCTGCATCACCGTTCCAAGTGCTACGACCCCAGGTTCCTGCGCCCCAACCAACACCTGTAACACTGGTATCCAGACCTGCATTAATTTGATATGTCGCTACAACAGAGCTACCACCATTACCAGAGTCAGACGCATTAGCGGTTACAGCCGTGCGGTTAATCGCACCGTCATCAGTAATTGAAGCAATTGTTGTTTCTTCTGACCGTGCTGTGATTGTGTAAACATTACTGTCTGTAACCGTTTGTATTTCATACTCTTGGTTCAACACGTTTGCTGTAATGTTGCCGCCAAGACTTGCGGCACCACTAAAAGTCACAAAGTCACCAGCAATTGCACCGTGACCGTTTTCAGTCACTGTAATCGTTGACGAACCGTTTGTGGCAGCAAAGGTTGCATCACCCGCAGCAGAAGTCAGGCGAACAGGAGTAATATCAAAAAAAGCCCCACCTTCGTGAACGTAATATTTTTTACTTGTACCAACACCTAAGTAACGACTCTTATCTAAACCAACAAATGGATGTAACGCTCTGGCTGTACCAAGGTACGAGTTTGTCGCAAACTTCTGCCAGCCACCTATTTTTTCAGCAAACCCTGCACGAAACCTAACTTTATCGCAGTCGTTCCAGCCCCCCTCGTTAGAGTACGAGGTAATCTCTTTCTGGATTCCTGGTCGAAAAGCAAGTTTAGTTAAGGGCATCAGATTTCATCAAGCCAATCGTTGATCGGTGCATTCCCTGTCGGGTCGCCATTGCTGTCTACAGGCGTATCGTACAGAGCCATGAACTTTGCCAGTGTGTCGCAAGCAGTTATTGCATCTTCGATAGTTTTGCTCTTAGCGCGGACAGCCGTTCTGTGATTTCTAGCGGTACTTGATATCGCCGTTCCCTCGCCTGTCTTACGCGTAGCGTAGCAATAAGTTTCGCGTAATCGATCTCGCGCTTCTTTTTGTGTTCCAATAGCGACTGACTTTAGTCCGAGTGTGACGATCTGTGCTGACGCGACAGTTCGATTTTCCATTTCTCTTTCCTATGGCTTTGCAGGCCAGTTTATTCCAGTAAGGTTTCCGTCCGCATCGAGGCTCGGACTTTGTGTCGTGATATCTCTCAATGCTTGACGATAGGCTTTCATTTCATCGCTCATGGTGACATCCGCTAACGCATAAAAATCCGTTTCGATAATCCTCAAATTTCTTTCTGTCCGTAATTTTTTCATCGGCTCGGCATTATCTAAAGCAGTTTTTTTTGCGGTAACCTGTGACCAAGTAACACCCCATGTTGAACTATCATCCGATTCGACGGCCATTCCATTTGAATCTTCGCCCGTGATTTTACGAAACATCGCTTTGAACTCTGACTCTGATGAAGGTTCGCCCCGTAAAACCCATTGATCAGTTCCTAATAATTCGCTTAGAGCTTCTCCCGCTGTGGTCATAATTGTCTCCGTTATCCAGCAATTTCTAATAGACTGATTGTATCCGTTCCGGCAATTGCGCGGAAAGATGAACTCGAATTAGCGACCTTAAAGTGAACGGTATATGTCGTCGCATCTGTCGTATTGGGAGTATCAAAAAACATAAATGTGCCAGAAAAACCAACATTTCCACCAGCATGATCATACATAAACAGTGGTGTGCCGCTTGAGCGCAGATTCGTTGAACCTCTAAATATGGTAACGCTTGACTGAATATTTGACCCGCCATCTTGTGTAGCACTAAAGGTCGCGGTGACTAAAATTTTACTGGAGGTCGCGGTCGGTGTGATGCTTGCTGCTAGGCTCGTTGCTGTAAAGCTCGTCGCGTTGCTGTTTGTTGCGGTAAGCACATCGTTTAGAGCCACCACTTGGAGAACCTTTCCCGCACCAGCTAGAGTTCCTCCAACGGTGAGATTTCCGACAATTTCAACATTCGTCGTACCAGTCGGAACCTTCAAAACATCTGCGTCGGCATCGTTCTTGATGGTCACATCGTTAGTCGAACCTTGACCTGTAATGATGATCCCTTCTGTCGAGGTAAAACCAATCGCCGCGTTATCACCAGCGGCTGTGTCACCGCTTGGCTCAAAGGTTGTTGCCGCCATCATAAGGTTACAAGTTAGACTTGTATCAGCCGCATGAGTCAAAGTAACGTCATTATCCGCGCCAAACGACAGCACAGCAGAGTCAGACTTGAGCTTCAGGTCGTTGCCAAGAACAGCGTCTTTTGCCACCGAAAGACCGCCATCTGTTTGCAATGATCCATCAGTAGTGCTGGTCGCTTCGGTAGCATCGTCTGTTTTAAGAACGCCACCTGCCGTTAAAGCTCCTGCAACGGTAACATTCGTTGTACCGGTCGGTATTTCTAGTACATCAGCGTCAGCGTCATTCTTGATGGTGACATCGTTCGTAGAACCCTGCCCTGTCAATATCAAGCCTTCAGCAGAGGTAAAGCCCATAGCGGCTCCATCACCTGCCGCAGTGTCACCTGTTGCCTGCACCGTGCCAGCAGAAACAATGTCGCTTGCCGCGTTGAATGTCCCAGCAATGTTTAAATCAGTCAGTGCATCCACGACTGCCGCACCACTACCTGCTCCGTCCAGATAAACAATGGATGTCTTCCCATTTGGGATGGTAACTGTTGCGCCCGAACCCTGCTTGATAATGATGTTTTGAGAGCCACTGGTTGCGTTCTCGATGATATGAACACGACTCACGGTGTTTGGAGCGATTGTGATAGTACAAGCTGAATCTAAAGTTCCAGTGTACTGAACAAACATCGCACGAACTGGATCGGTCGCACCATCTGCTATCGTGCTGGTATGGGTATCGGCGTTTGTCGTAATTCCTTCTGTGCCGAATCCCAGTGCTTCACCGATCAACTCAAGGCTGGTATTGGTCTTTGTACCCCACGTTCCTGAGTTTTCGCCAGTTGCCATCTCCTCTAGTCGGAGATCATTTACAAAGGTACTAGCCATCTAAATCACCTTACTACTATTTCTGTATACGTTGTCCCTGGCGAAGGAACTATCGTGGTATACGTTGTTCCCGGCGCAGGTATTATTTCTCCCCATATTAAAACACCACGAGAAGAGATTGAACCTGTAGCGGCTAAACCTGTTACTGTGATGTTCGCATCGCCCGTCACACTACTCGTGCCCAACGATGATGTCATTGCACCCATTGTATTTGTGGTAAAGAAACTACCCAAAGTTGCTGTACCAGAAACACCGTTCTGTGTTTCAAAGACAATACCTAAACTGGCTGTTGCCCCTAATCCTGTTGTGGTGATGTTTGCATCACCCGTTGTAGTGACCGATCCAACAGATGCTGTGGCACCTGTTCCAATCGCTACATCATTGCCCCAGCCACCTTCGCCCCAGCCGGTGGTGGACGAGTTCCACCCTAGTCCGAGCGAGACAACGACGCTGGTCATTACGCGATCCTGATTATCGCGTTACTCGCATCTGCTGTTGGAAATACAATCGTAAAATCGCCAGAACTCGCTGCTTTGTCCGCACCAAAGTCCAGAACGGCTACTGTTGGATCACCACTTGCACTATCGTTAAATATTAACCCGCCACGCACAGATGAAATTGTTACGTTTGAAAACACCTCATCGGCAAAATCTACTAAAGCAGTAGTACCACTTAAAGTAGGATTGACAGGGTTTAAAGCCTGTCCCTTTGCAGAGTAATTTGTTCCGCTTATTTCATTACTGGTTGTGTACGCTGTCGTAGCAGCGGTAAAACTGGCACTGTTGTCATACAGTGCAATATTAAAGGTATTACCACCACTCGCTAAAAAGTTATGCTTTCCCTCCAACAACTCTTGTTTGAAGGAACTACATAAAAAGTTTCCACTAAAGGCCATTACAATCTCCTTATGTATTCAGCCAACTTGTCATGGCCTGAATCTTTAATCGCATTATACACAGTCGTTCGATCCGATCTAATTGCTTGTTTCATATACAAAACAATGATTTTTTCAAGATTTGCACGAAAAGCATGAGCTTGCTCTCTTACTTCTGGCGTAGCATGGTCAGATACGCTGATAATTTTATTAACACACCGGGCCGTAACTTCTTCAGGAGTCTGACCTCTGTTGTCAGTTGTTTGTATCTCAACCTGAAATGCCGGTCCAAAGTCCATGCTCATGCCATTCATCATTGTTTCTGCCTAACCACCTTACCTGCACGATATTCGTGTGTAACTTCTTTCGCCTCGCCAAGCATCTTCAACGTGCTTATTGCCTCAACTAATCGAGCGTTATAGTTTTGCAACACATCCGCCTCACCCTTCATAAAAGTGTATGCCTCATAAAGAGAAGCGTATAACAAAGCAAGCTCTGCGTTTTCCGAAAGCCATGTTGTGCCTGAATCCCCACCTGTTGTTAAACTTCCTGGTCGGTAGTAGTAATGTAGTTCAACAGCAAGAGCACTGGCAGGAGTTGGTGCAATTATAAAGTTGCTCACATCAAACACTGCGTAGTATCTGGGTGTGCCTGTTGTAGCAGCATTGGGTGTAAATTCTTGTAAATAGTTAACGTCTTTAAAATCTAAGAAGTTTTTATTACTGCTGCTATCTGTAAACGACAAAGAAAACGGTGCTAGAAAATCACTTGGTATCG